TCCAAAGTCAAAACTAAAGCCACCAAATCCAAAACTTGTATCAATAAATCCAAAGTCTTCTAAGATATCAATAGCACCTAATATTGCATCTCCTGCATTAAACCTTGAACCTAAATTAACAGACCTTGATCCTATATGAACATTAGGAGACCCTTCTGATATTAAACTGCCACAACTTATACTGTCGCCCATTCTTGCTGCAGGAAGTCCATTAATGAAGACTGTTCCAGATCCAGACGCTACTTCTCCATCGTGACAATCTGTATCACAGCAATGAACATACCAAGGATCATTTAATCTATGAGCTGGTATTCCATTAATAAAGACATTGGGACTAGCACTAATACCTTCTCTAGGTGGCCAACATCCATGTCCTGTACATAAATCTCCTAATCTAGCTGCAGCTGGCATTATGAAACTGCTCCATAAATTGTTCCTGTAACATTGTAGGTTACTGTATAACCATTAAGTTCTATAGCTTTACCGCCTGATCCAGGTGTTCCCGTTGTTCCAGCAACTCCACTTCTTGTAGCTGGACTACCAGCACTGTTAGCACTACCACCATTACCACCCGAAACAAGTGGATTAGTTCTTACTCCACCAGCACTAAATCCTCCTGCAGCTCCCCAACCTCCACCACCACCACCACCAGTTGCTGAATAAATAAATGTTGCGTCACCAGTTAAAGTTCCATTACCTGCAGCAGACGCACCACCACCACCGGCGCCGCCGCCATTTACCGGCTGACCGCCTCCTCCAGCATAGCCAGTACCACCAGTTCCAGGTAAAATTCTACCACCGCCACCACCGCCACAGTTATTGAAAGAATATACGCCGTTACCGCCACTCAACCCAATTGCTCCTCCAGCACCACCTGGGTTACTAGATCCTGTCCCACCTAAACCGCCACCAGCACCTCCACCGCCACCTACGTTGGTAAATCCTGCCCCACCACCACCGCCACCAGCAACATAACTATTATTGGTTAAAGATATATTGTAACCTAGGCTCATAGCAGGGCCTCCATTAAAAGGACCTGCAGCTGGACCATCTCCATTTTGTCCATTACCACCTTTGCCTATAATGAAACCATTGTTGACAATACTAATAGTACTACCTACCGGGAATGTTGAACCTGTAGCAAATGCTGCTGTAGATGTTGTATCGCTCCAAACATAGACTCCGTTTGCAACCGTAATTGTAGCATTAAGTGGTAGAGTTTCAACCCATCCTGCTGCAAGAGCGGCGGTTCTTAAATTATAGTTTTCAGTATTAGTTGATAAAGTTACGGCGTAGTTATATGAAGTAGGTGCTCCGCCACCTCCTGACGTAGCTCCTGCTGGTAGATCTAATTCAATATCAATTTGTCTTTCTTCAGTATCAATAGTTGAACCTCTAATAAAGTCTAACAATCTATTTCTTTTTTGGTTCCAGTCATTCTTAATAAAATGTAGGAAGTCTAAATTACCATGGCTCGTTCTAACATTAATAGCTATACTTGAGCTTGTTCTAATGTCTGGTTTATACCCAGTGGCTTTGTAATAGACTGATGGTAATGATCCATAGTAAACACTTGTTGTATATTCTGTACTATCATTTGTATTGGTTCTATAACGCCATTCTTGTAAATTAAAAATGTTATCATAATACCCACTAATTGTTAGAGTTGTACTTGATATAGTTATTAAAATAACAGACTGACTTGGTGCAAAAACTGTATAACCTAAAAGTGTGACTGCTGTACTTAGAGTTAGAGTACGAGTGAATACCTGTAGCTCATAGACTGATGTAGGATTGGTAGGTGTTGCTGTAACTGACATTATGCATCACTCAAATCAGCAAGATAGTTAGCAATAACTGTTCCATTAATAGCTGTTACAACTTTATCAATAGAAGTAATTGGTCTATTTCCTTCACGTCTTTGTGATACTGTGATCCAAGGTTCAGCTGTACCCAATGTGGAATATTCAAGTCTGATCTGATCATATGCAATGTTTTCTTTCATCCATTGAGCTATTTCAAAGTATTCAGAAGCCGTAGCACCCTTAAATTGAATGTTAGCTGCACGACCTACGTTGAATTGATTAACAGAATCCAAGTCTCTTTCTACAGAATCTGCTGTGTCTGCATCTACATTTTGACGAACATTTTCAATAAACTTGGCTACAGGATTGTATGGATCGCTTGCAATGAGATATCCTGTCGTTGGCATAAATGCATTTGAGATGACAGCATTTGGATATCTTTCTTTAATTGGATCCAAAGCATTAACAGCTAATGATTTTAAGTTAGCTGCTAAAATATCCTTTGTATACCCTACTGTCTCTGTTAGAGGGAATTGCATTCCTACTTCTCTTACTCTATTAGTTAAATCACCAAGAGTGAAGTATTTACTTAATTGAGTAGCATCAGGGAAGTCTGTCCAACTACTAAATTCATTTAATACTGGAATAGTTTCTCTTAATGTTGGTATTATATCGTCAATTCTGGCTACACCATTCTTAGTAAAGTTATCAACAATAGCTTTAGTTTGTTCTAAGAATGTATCTGGAACTAAGCCAGAATTTTGTAATGCAGATAGTATTGAATTTTGATTTTGTGTAACAACATCACCAAATGCAGAATTTAAGTTTAATCCAGCATTGGATAGAATAGTTTCTACATCACTCAATCCCTGGTTAGCTAAGATTTCATTAATGCCTTTAAATCCTGTTTGATTCATAACATCAGCAAAGCCATCTATATTAGTAAATCCAGTATCGCGTAGGATATCAAAGAAGTTACCAAGGCCTGATTTAGCTAGAACAGTATTAAGACCTGGAACTCCAGTGTTACTTAAGATACCAGCAATACCTCCTGCTGAGAATACACCACCAAATAAATTAGATCCTATCTTACCTGTTACATTTGGAATTGTTTTTGCTAATGGATTTAAGGTGTTTGCAATGTCAACTGGAAGTGGATTGAGACCTGTGACATCAAATGCTGATGCTGTAGATCCATATAAGTCACTAATAATTCCGTTATCAAGACCAGTTTCACTAGCTGCAGTTGGATTAGCTGTACCTGAATTTAGATTGATATCACTTGCATCAAGATCATAGTCACCAGCAACAAGATGTTGTTCGTCTCCACCAACTCTATAGTTTAGATCGCCGCCTGTTAGGAAGTTTGTATAGTTACCACTTCTTATATTAATATCTTGCTGAGCTTCAATGTTAATGTTTTGTGCTTTGAGATTTAATGTACCAGATATATTAACATCGGCATCATTCTTAATATTGATAGTAGCTTTACCTAAGACTTCTACATCTAAAGCATTCTTAACAAGCAAGGTTTTAGCACCATCAACAGTAATATCGTGGTTGCCCTGAATGTACATTCTATTGTTTCTATTAAAGATCTCGTAGTTTTCACCCTTCACTTTATAAGACACAGATCCTTCTCTATCTATTTCAACATAGGTTCCTGTTCTGTGATAAATGTGAATACGTTCAGCATTTGGAGTATCGTCTAGTTCTATTACATGACCAGATTCAGTTTCCTTAACATGGTTATAAGGATACTTGGCGTTATAAGCACTTGGTGGCTCTTGCCATTCTGGAGTAGCTTCATTAGCAGTCTTTACTGATTCAATCCTTGTCTTTTCTTTTTCAGGATTAGGAGTTGTTTTTAAGTCATCAGTGTTGGTTGCTAACTTATTAGTATCAGGTCTTGCTGTGTAATCACATCTTGGATAAACACTATTAGGATCGCCATATGCTTCAGGCTGACCTAGTTTAGGATTGTTTAGAGCACCTGCCCATGATAGGAATGTATCAACAACTTTGTTAAGTCCTGATTTTGGTGTAGATGACTGAGCAATTGCTCTTGGAGTGTTATCAACAACGCCACCTAAAGATGAAACACCTAATGCATAGTATTCAGATGCACCTGTTCCATTACCATCAGTTTTATTAACACCTTGACTGTAATCTCTAGCACCACCAGCACCTAATAGATGAGATGTAGCTAAGTATCCTGCGACTTCTTCTTTTGTTGAAGTAGAAGCATCAATAACACCTAAGTTCTTTAACCTAACATAGTTAGTTTTAACATTCTCAAACATAGCTAACTCTTGAACATTGTTCTTGTTAGCTTTGAAATCTTCTAAACTCTCAACTCCATTCTTACCAGTCCAGAGATTATTTGTGTTCATATCTGAATTAGAGAGATTAGATTTTGGGATTGGAGTTCTTAAATAACCTAAGTCTTGTAGAGCTGCAGCACCAAATTGATACTTACCAACATATCCATATTGATTTGTTATTGTATAATTTTGAGCACCACCTGGCTGACTGCTACTTTCTCTTTGACCAATAGCAGACATAAGCTGTTGGATTTCAGCTTGAGTTAATGGTGGGAGTGTTACATAAATGCTATTACTTTCTGTTTCATTTATGACTGTAGGCTGTGGTGAATTTTCTACAGCGTCGCCGTTTTGATCTGTAACAACATTACCAGCATCATCTCTTGCTACATTATTAACAGATTCTTGTTCTTTAGCTCTTGCTTGACATGCATTAGATGTATTTGGAATACCACCTAGAGTACCCATGATGATAGGTTGCTGACATTCAGCTCCGTCTGCAAAGAATCCAACTACCCAAGTTCCTTCTAAAGGACCAAGTGGAGCATCACCCTTACCTGAAATTGCAGCAGAAAGGATAGGTTGCATTGGGAGTGCCCAAGGCAAATCATCTGTTGGAAGCTCTTGTTTGTTTGCAATATGGTATCCAGTAATACGTACTCTTACTCGACCAATCTTTAATGGATCCATACGGTCTTCAACAACACCGACCCACCACCAGAATCCATCTCTTGCAAATAAATTATCTACACTACTTGTCATGTCTCATTTCCTATTGAAGAGTAAGAATCTTTAACAAGTTCCATAATCATGATATGTCTTGTTAAAGTAATTCTATGTCTTATCGCTGTCACTAGATAGTACCCAGAATATAATTTATCTAGTTTTTGTTTGTTTAAATCTGATGGATCTCTTGGACTTGCATCAGGATAATTAAACTTAACCATTGACCCTATTTCTGCATCTGTTCGTCCAGGAACAGTTATCTCAATCTTTATGTTTTGTATTTCATTAAGATTACTTAGACGTCTTGGTAATATCTCATTTGCTTTATCATGGACGTTATTTTTAAATCCTGTATAAAGTTGTGAATGTTGTAAGGCTACTTGGTTGAATCCAGCTGGACTTCTCAAAGTATTCATACCAATCTCACCAGATGCATATGGTGGAATAGCTTGACCCTTCACACTACCCATATGTTTATAGGCATTCCAGTTATTTACGTGATCGTAATCCCAAATGTTGTATTCTTTTGTTACAACATCGAGCGTAAACAAACGGTTTGCAAGGTATCCAGTCTGTGCATTCTTAAGACTGTTAAATGATTCAACAACTTTGAAGTCTTCTGCTAACTTATATTGTGTATCAATATCTGAATCTCTATTGAAACCTGGTGTAAATGTATTGTTAGCAAAGTAGTAGTATTCTTGATATACTTGCTTTGTTTTGATAGCGTTATCAACAATCTGTTCAACGTTAGCAAAGTAGAATCCTTTGTTAGATTCAAAGAAAAGATATCCAGGACTTTGATACCCATTACCTAAGGCACGACTTGCTAACCAGTTTAAACATTTTAAAGGTCTCCATCCTGGAGATGTAAACTTTACTTGATTAATTGTTTTACCTAAGATATTAAGAGTTGAAAACTGATTGCCTCCAGTTCTTGAAGTTGCTACGTAGTTTTCAAATATCTTTTTAACTACATCGTCTACCGTACCAGAGAATGTTTTATGTACAGGACTCAAAGCATCAATCATAATCTCAGGACTACAAAAATGCATGATGTAGCTTTGTTTAGCAGCATCATTCACCATCATACGATCTGTGATACTATAAACTTTAAACGTCTTAAAGATTTCAGAATCAGCCATACTTGGTGTTGAGAATTTTAGACGAATAAATTCATCACCAGTTAAGGCATATGTTTGAGTTAAATTGAAGTTATCTACTACAAGGAGGTTGCCATAAAGACCTGTTCTAAACATGTCTTCATAAAGATTGAGCTCACCAACATATAGTTTTATGTTGAGTTCTTCGCCACTTGATGTAATTAGAACTACTTCATCTATCTTAACATCACCAGCTGCTCTCACTCCTGAGTTCAGTTGTTCATTAGCCATTATTTAATAATCCAGTAAATCTCTCTACGTAAACTGATACAAATTCAGGTTTTAAAATTTTAATTCTACGCTTTGCTTCATTCAATCTTTCTTCATAGGTGATATTTGATATTGGATACTTCGTTCCAGCAAAGCTTGAATGAACAACATCACCATTAGAATCTTCAAATTGCTTTGTAGAATACACATTAGCTGACCCATATTTATCAGCTACATACTGACCTAATGCATAAGATGATAAAGGCCAATCATATCTTGGATCAATAATTTCATTTGTAATAAGGATAATCCAATGTAATGTTGAATCTCCATATATTCTATGTGCAACAATTTCAGGTGTATCGCCATCTTCTATATCATATTCATCATAAGCTGTAGAAGTTAGAATGTTATTAGCATCAGCCTTAACTCGTCTAAAGATATCTGTCATTGTAAAACTTGTAAGACCGCTGTCAAGCGTATAGTTTATTAATGGAAAGTTCTTAAAGTACATAATTAGTAACCCTCACTAATACGTTTCTTAGTCATGATTTCTAGTTCTCTAAATTCAAGTCTCATATTAATCTCTGTAGGAACGCCATCTTCAAATGTATTGAATCCTTGACCACCATAATCAACAGCCATTCTTTCTAATACACAAGTTGAGATTTTGTGAAGATTTGTATTCTCTTTACCTTTGAAATAGTAAGCAATATCAAATGTAGAAGGATAAATGTAGAATAAACCACCATCAGATACTTCAGGGTGCATATGGTATTTAAATTTATAGATAATGTTCTTAACACTATCAGCTTCAGCTTTACTTCTTGGTAAGAATTTATAATCAAAAACAAATGTTCTTGTATCGACATTTCTAAAGATTTGCTCGCGGAATGGATTAGGAGCTAAACCAGTACCAGCTTGAATAGCTTCTGAAATAGCTAATACCAGATGGAATGTTTGATAGATTAAGAACCATGGCACGAGCAAGTTCTGCTGTTTGTTGGCCTTGAACCATTTCAACACCACCAACACCGCCTGCAAGATAACCAATGAATGTACCTAAATCTTTAGCATCATAATCGACACCATACTTAACAGATGGCTTTTCATTAATAGCTAACATCATAGCTGTATCAATTCTAAATGTTTTATCTGGAACGAATGCTTTTAGTTTGTCGTTTAACCATTGAGTTCCTTGAGCACCAACAACGCCACCAGTTGCTGCAGCAGCTCCAGTAAGTACAATGTTTCTTACTTTTTGGATATTAGTTTTAGCTAAGTTAGCACCAACCGACTTACCTAAAGAAGCACCAAGAGCAATACCAGCTGAACCACCTAATACTCCTGCTCCACCTTGAACCAACTGTTCACCTGAGAATCTATTCTGACCAATTGGTTTAATTTCTGTTTTACGGCTAAAGTCTGTAGCCTTACTTTTACCACGGATATTAACAAAAAACACCATGTAGTGTTGTAAGTCTTTATCCATGCCCGTGTAAAGAGGATATTTAAGTTGGTTGACAGAGTAGTTCATTGACCCTGCTTGTCCACCTTGAGGGCCAAAGGTTTGTGGTTTAAGATCGCTTTGATCAAACCCTACTGGTCTGAAATCTGGGCCTACTTGACCATTTGGAGAAATTGCCATAAATACTAATTCCTAGATAGTTTATAATATTTATCATGTATTCAGACAAAACTTACAAAGGAAGGTATAAAGTTATTAATCCTTCCAAATATATTGGTGATCCTACTCAAGTCATCTACAGAAGCACTTGGGAATTAAAGTTTATGAAATACTGCGATCACAATAGTTCTGTTTTAGAATGGGGCTCAGAAGAGATTATTATTCCTTATAGATCTCCTGTAGACAATAAGATCCACAGATATTTCGTAGATTTTTACATGAAGGTTAAACAACAAGATGGTAAAACTACAAAGTATCTTATAGAAATTAAACCTTCAAAGTTTGTAGCTCCACCTGAAAAGCCAAAGCGTAGAACTCAACATTATATCAATGAAGTCTTTACGTGGGGAGTTAATCAGGCTAAATGGAAAACAGCACGAGAATATTGCAAGACAAAGGGCTGGCATTTTGAAATATTAACAGAAAAAGAGCTTGGAATCGATAAATAATAAAAATGGCTAATCCTTTTCAACAATTAAGAGTTGATCCAGAGTCTGTTAAAAGAAGTCTTGCTTGGTATCAAAAGCAAGTACAAAACATGCGGGTCACAAAGAACCAAGTTAAGAGGTCCTTAGCTACGGATGGCAATACGTTGAAAATTGGTGGTCTCTATCTTTTCAATTATGATCCAAAGACAAAAGATACACTACCATATTATGATACATTTCCATTAGTCCTACCTTTTAACAAAGCTGAAGGTGGATTTTATGGACTAAATTTGCACTACTTACCTTATGGACTTAGGTTTAAGTTGATGGGTGCATTATTGGAGTTAGTAAGAGATATATCGGATCCTAAAAGTAGAGCTCAAGTTAGCTGGACTATCTTAAACAATAGTGCTAAGTATCCAGGAGTTTCTGCTTGTGTGAAGAGATATCTAACAGATCATGTTAGATCTCAATTTTATACTATACCTAACGACCAATGGCTTGCTGCGGCAACATTACCAATAGAAGAATTTAAGGGAGCTTCTAAAGAACAAGTCTTTAGAGACTCAAGAAGGATGGTTTAATGGCTATAGATAATTTACAAATACCAGAAGTAGACGTTAGAGCTGATCGTACGACTCCAGGACGAGCTCAAAATACCGTCACCAACTTCTTAGCCAGTGTGAGATCAAAGGGACTATCAAAGCCTAACAGATTTGAAGTTATTATTGACAATCCTATTTGTTTACTTAATAACAACTTTGGTCGAGAGGTAGGTATGTTTGCTGATAACGCATTCCTACCACAAACAAGAATACTAACAAGTCGCCAACAACTCTTTGGTCCTCCAGAATTCTTCCCAGTTGGAGTTGATTACGGTGGCGATAACATGGGTATCAACTTTATTGTTGATCGAGAAATGAAGGTCAAAACATATTTTGATCAATGGGTAGACGGAGTTGTTAATAGAACTCCAAGTAACCAAGCATGGCACACAACCAAATACAGAGATAACTATGTCACAACCATGGTGATTAACCAGTTAGATGAGTCTGATCGTGTAACATATAGCGTTACTTGCTATGAATTATTCCCTGTATCAGTAAACCCACTTATTTTAGACAACAATTTAGCTAATTCAGTCCACAAACTTAACGTCACGTTTAGTTATAGACGCTGGAGATCAAATGAGATTGGTCCAGATCAAGGTCCTGAAAAGACTAAATCAATATTTGATTACTTTAATTTCTTTAATAATAGCAATGAGCCTTTCCAAACAACACCGCAACAACAGGCTCAACAACTTTTAGGTGCTGGAACAGTAAGATACACAGGCACTGGAGCTGATAATTATTTTTTATTTAGATAGATGATAGGAGTTTTATAGTATGTCTTTACCAAAACTTGAGGTGCCAGTTTATACAACAGAGCTACCTAGTACAAATGAGAAGGTTGAATACAGACCTTTCTTAGTTAAAGAACAGAAGAAGTTATTGATTGCATTGAATGGTGACTTAGAACAACAAGTCAATGCTGTCAATGAATTAGTAGAAGAGTGTACGTATCATAAGGTGTCAAGTAAGACTTCACCGAGTTATGATATTGAATATCTATTCTTACAGATTAGAGCAAAATCAGTTGGTGAAAACATAGATATAGTACTGACTTGTAATAATTGTGAACACAAACAAGATGCAAAGGTTGATATCACAACTGTGAAGGTTCAAAAACCATTAGATCATAGGCCAGAGGTTGATCTTGGTAATAACTTATTAATTACAATGAAAGATCCAGATATCCTGGAGCTTGCAAACTTAAGAGAAGATCTTACAGCAGATAACATCTTAAAACTTGTTGCTAAATCCATAAAAACAATATGGAAGGGTGACGAGATGTATGATGCTAAAGATTACTCAACAGAAGAGATGGTTGAGTTTGTGGAAGAATTAAGTCCACAACACTTAGAAAAGATTAATGTGTTCTTTGAGACGTTACCAATCTTAAGACACGAACTAGATTTTAAATGTGTGAAGTGTGAGACGGAGAATAAAGCAGTCCTGGAGGGACTGCAGAGTTTTTTCGTCTAGTCCTTTCTCATGAAGGTCTCTTAAACTATTATCAGACTAACTTTAATCTGATGCAGTTTCACAAATATAGTTTAGGAGAGCTTGAAAACATGATACCGTGGGAAAGGGAAATTTACATTATGTTGTTGATTAATCATTTAAAAGAGCAAAACACTAAATTACAACAACAGAAACAAGGAATGTAAAAATGGCAGATATTAAAAAGGGTGTAAGTGATAACGCTTACCAACATTTACAAGAGGCAGATACTAATGGCGACGGTTATGTAAGTAGCCAAGAACTTGCTATGTATTTGGAATTCAAACGTAAAGAGCTTGAAGATCAAGATGCTCAACGAGATGCAATGCGTAAGATGACATGGTTTGCTTTATTTGGAATGTTGCTATATCCAGTCACAATTCTTTTTGCATCATGGGTAGATGTAGATGATGCAGCTACAATTATTGGTAACATTGCTCCAACTTACTTCGTATCAATCGCAGCTTTGGTTGCAGCTTTCTTTGGTGCTAATGCATATTCATCAGGAAAAAAGGCTGATGCGGCACAGCCAATGATGCCTGTGCCGCCACGTAGATCAGCTCCTGCTCCTGCTCCTGCTGCTAAAGCGGAACCAGAAGAAGAAGATGAGCCAACACCTAACGCTAGATACGCTGAATAATGGCTAATCCATTAAAAGGTCTAGCAAGCGGTCCTCGTAAGACATATACCTTACAGGAAGTAGAAACTATGAAGGAAGCTGCCAATCAACAAAAGGCAGCTAGACTTCAGGCTATGACCTCAACATTTGAAACACAATTTAGAGCTGATCCTAATGTAGGGTCAGCTTCTATGAATAAAAAAGTATTTGAAGAATTTATTAAACAAACAGAAAAACGTGAACAATTACTTTTAGATGCTACAGAAGAACAAAACGATCTATTCAAAGAATTAGAATCAACAATACAAAAACTTAAAGATGCAAACAAACAAGACTCAAAAGCATTAAGACAAGCTCTTGATAAACTATCTAAGAAACTAGAAAAGACTCCAGAAACAAAAGCAAGACAAAATATACAGAAACTAATACCAGCTCAAAAAGAAGTTAAAGCAAAAGAACAGACAAAATACTTTAGTAACGTACAAAATATATTTAAAGGTGGCTTAGCAGGACCTGCTCCTGGAGCACCATTACCAGTAACTCCTGCTAACTATTCACTTTACGAAGATGCTGGTCTTTTAAGATCTAATGAAGATGTTGAAGACCAAATGCAACAACAAAATCAAGGTGGAGGTCTTTTAAGTGGTTTGTTAGAATCACTCCCAGCAATCATAGCTGGTGGTTTAGGTCTTACAGCTCTAAAAAGATTACTTCCTGGTGGTGCTAAAGCTGCTACTGCATTAGGCAGTAAAATAGCTCCTGCTGCAACAAAGAGTATCTTCCAAAGAATGGGAGCTAAACTTGGTACTACGGGTGCTGGCAAGATAGGAAAAGGTATATTTGATATTGGAAGAAGTATTGCTACTAAGACTCCATTAGGTATGGCTGCCAACTTAGCATATTCAGGATACACAGGATACCAAGAATACAAACAATCGGGTGACATTGGTAGAGCATTGTCTGGCGCAGGAGGAACCTTTTTAGGTGGAATGTTGCCAGGTGGCATTATTGCTAAAACTGTTGGAGCGTTAGGTGGTGAAGCTATTGGTAAGGGTGCTTACGATGTAGTCACAACTCCAGCTTTACAAAATACTCAAGCAGAAGATATACAAACAGAATCACAAATGAACGAAGATCTTAATAAACCAATCATGGCACCA